CGTAATAGAAACTATATACAAAAACTATGAGAGCAGCTGTATCACAAATATTACCTTTTAAGAAGCTTAAGTATGAAACAGTTAAAACTTATATCTTAGAGCTTAGTGATGGTAAGACAATTAATTGGTATGACAATGGTAGGAGACCAATGAATGCTGAAGTCGGAGATGTTATTGAAGGTCTTAAGATATACTTTGGCAAAATAGACTATAAAGCTTCTAACATTGTAGTAGTGCAAACACAACTAGATATTTTTAATCAATAAACAAAATAACAAAATGGCTAACAAGGACAACAAATGCGCAGATCTTAATACATTAGATCAAAAATCAAAAGATTGGGACTTTATTTTCAATTTACAAAAGAGCACACAAGAGAACACTTACGGATTTAAGTTTGATAGTTTATCATTAGAAGAACTATCTAAATTCTGGTGTGTTAATAAGCATGCCCTTGACGATGAGATATGTGAGATGTTCGATGCATTAGGTGGTATCGATGATGGAATTGGTAATGCAGCATGGAAATACTGGAAAGCTGACCATGAAAAAGCTAAAACGATGAAGGTAGAAGATCTTACAGACAATGATCTTAAAGAATTAAAGTTTGAAATTGTTGATGCGTTTCATTTTTTGATTAATTTTGCTGTAAGTATCAACATGTCTGGTAGTGATCTTTTCAATATGTTCAAAGCAAAAAACTTGGAGAACATTGCTAGACAAAAAAATAACTACTAATGAGAGATCGTAAATTCCAAGGGATATGGATACCTAGAGATGTGTACCTTAACACAGATCTAACATGGATAGAAAAGATACTACTTATAGAAATTGACTCTCTTGACAAAGGTAGTAAAGGATGCTTTGCATCTAATGATTACTTTGCAGAGTTCTTAGGAGTGTCTAAAACACATATATCAAAATCAATCAAACATTTGATAGAGTTGAACTTCTTAGTACTTAAGTCATTCAATGGTAGGATCAGAATACTAAAAAGTGCGTTGAACTCTACTTCAAAGCAGAGTTGTACTGAGGTTCAAAGCAGAGTTGAAGCTAAGGTCAAAGCAGACTTGAACTCTACTTCAAATCCTAATATAATAGTAAAGAATAATAAAACAAATACTAAAGAAATAGGTAAACCTATTTTATCCAAAAAGACAGGTAAGCCTAATAGTTTTGAAGAGGTTCAAGAATACTTCATACTAAAAAGTAGTGATAAATTTGTAGCATTAGACTTTTACGAATACTATGAAAACATAGGTTGGAAAGTAGGTAAGAACCCAATGAAGAAATGGAAGTTAGCAGCTAATCGTTGGATGCGTAACAATAAAAACTTTAAGAAACCAAATCCAGATCAAGGGTTATCAGATGTTTACTTCCCAAATCTGCTTGACTTTAATGACGAACAAACCAAAAAACTATTATGATGGTAGGAAAAGAAGAAACACCAGAGCTACTTGAATTTTGCTTTAATGTAATCAATAAGACTCTATTTGAAATGAGTCAGAAACGTGCTGAAAGTGATCGAAAGGTATTAGCTAATATGTTACTAGCAGATGTAATAAAAAGGTACTACACACTTACGAAAGATGAGATCATAAAAGGATTTAGTCAAGGAGTAAGAGATGGAGAAGAAATGAGTATAAACCCTAGAACATGGAACAGATGGCTAAGAAAAGCTAAAATGAATTCTAATGCATATAGGATAAAATTATCACAAGATAATAAAGTACTACTATTGGAAACAACTAAAACACCTAGTGAACTCTCAAACATACAGAGAGAGTTTGTAGAACTTTGTATTGTAGAACCATTTGAACAGTTTGTCGAAGATAACTCTCTAAAGCTTACAGGTATTACAATTGTTTATAAATATCTAGAAAGCAAGGATTTGATTAAATTAGATAACGATAAGAAACTTAAAATGCTTAAAGAAGCAGAGAGAACTATTAAAGCTCGTAGAAAGTTTCATGGTAACGAATATGAAACCTACGATGCAAAGACTATCTGTAGAGAAAAAGTACTAAAAGACTACTTTAGAAAATGGAAAAAAGAACAAGTAAATTTAAGAAAGATACTCCTTTAGATTATGTATTTATTCCAGGTAATGTTCCTAGTAGTAAGAACAGTAGACGTTGGACAGGTAAATACTTTATTGGCTCAAAGCAAACAATGAGGTACTATAAGGAAACTAAAGGATATTGGCTACAAAATAAGAAAAACTTTTTAAAATTACTGAAAGGATCTGACTCACAAAACTCTAAGCCATATAAAATATCTTTTAAGTTCGTTAGAAAAAGTAAACACAAATTTGATTACTTAAATCCAGCTCAAACAGTGCAAGATCAAATGGTAAAATACGGTTGGATAGTAGATGATAACGCTCATGAAATGATACCAATATTCGAAGAGTTTGAGTACGATAAAAATAATCCTGGAGTATACATTTCAGTGATAAACAAATAACAACATTATCTATTTATAATAAAGAAACTATGATGAACCTAAGGAAAGAAGAAGAATTTGAAGACTTTATCAAGGATCTAACAGATAAAGATCAACCAGAAGAATGTCAAATTGATGATCCAGATTGTGATAACTGTGGTTCGTAAAAACATATTGACAACGTTGAAAAGTGTAACATCAATAGTTATATTTACCTTGTCTACCGACCCATCGGTTTTCTTGGTTTTTAGTTATTTTGTAAAGGGACTCTTGCAACGCGCTTGAGTCCTTTTTTTGTTTTAAAAAAAATAGATATGAAAGGAGTAATAAACAGAACAATATTGGAAGGAATACAGAAAGAACAGTCTATGACTAAAATCAAAAAAGAACTTAAAGAAGTTCATAAGATTACTATTTCTCCAAGTGCATTCAAAATGAGATACAATGCAATTAAACAAAGATTTGACGCATTACTATGAAAAGATTTATGAGATTGCTTTAAAGATCACTAAGAATAACGTCAACGACGCTAAGGATCTAACGCAAGATGTTTGTCTTATAGTATTAGAGTATGATCAACAGAAAATGTCTAAGATCATAGATAATGGTCACTTGATATTTTGGGTAGCAAGAGTAATGCTGAACCAGTATTCTCGATCTAACTCTACCTTCAAAACTAAGTATCACACTTACTTAAGATCAGAGAATGTAGAAATAAATAATTTCGAATACTTTGATGATATAAGTTGGCACCAAGAAAGAGAAAACAAATTAGAGTTTATTAATTCAAAACTGAAAGATCTTCACGAGTACGACAAGATCTTATTTCAGATTTATTTCTCTTCAGGTAAAAGCATAAGAAAACTATCTAAAGAATCTGGGATCTCAGTTACTTCGATATACACTACATTAAAGAACGTTAAAAACTATTTAAAAGATGAAGTTGAGAACGAGTACGAGGAACTTACAAGATAGATTAGAAACTTGTAAGAAATGTAAACACTTTAGAAAGTCAGTAAGTCAATGTAAGAAGTGTGGTTGCTTTATGAAGATCAAAGCAGCAATAGCTTTTACAAGATGTCCTATAGGAAAGTGGGAAAGAGAGCATGAAATTACAAATGATCAACTAGCTATATTAAGAAGAATACTTAATGAACTAAAAGGAACAAGAGTAGACAAGGAGCAAAACGTAGGTCTAACCAATCTATATAATGAAATTTTTGGAATGAAAAAGTCAGTAAGTAGTTGTGGTAGTTGCGTTAAGCAGTTGGTAGATGATTTAAAAAAGGTATTAGAAGGATATGAAAAATGAACAAAATAGAACAACGCGCGCGAAGGAGCAAGTCATTGAAGCACTTAAGAAGTCACTAGGAGTAGTTACGCACGCTCTAGGACGTTGTAATCTTAGTCGAACTAATTACTATAAGTGGTTAAAAGAAGATGAAGACTTTGCACGCGAGGTCAATGAAATACAGAATGAAGCTTTAGACTTTGCAGAGACAGCTTTGTTTGATCAAATACGAGATGGTAATACACAAGCAACAATGTTCTATTTAAAGACTAAAGGCAAAACTAGAGGTTACACAGAGCGTAGTGAGCTAGATATATCATCACAAGGAGAAAAGATAAACAAAATAGAAGTAGAAATTGTCGACACTAAAGGTACAAACGAGTAACGTATTTCATAGAAACTATGGAGCACCAACCAAGATTGTGGTAAACCAAGGTGGTACACGATCAGGTAAGACCTACTCGATAGTTCAGTTACTTATTGTGAAATCTTTTGAAGAAACAAACTGTACGTTCTCTATTGTCAGAAAGTCGTTACCAAGTTTAAAGCTATCGGTAATGCGTGACTTCTTTGAAGTACTAAACAAACTAGAATTATATGACGAAACTTGTCACAATAAATCTGAGAACACTTATAAGCTAAACAATAATCTATTTGAGTTTATTTCTTTGGATCAACCACAGAAGAAGAGAGGTGCTAAGAGACAATACCTATTCTGTAATGAAGCCAATGAACTTACATGGGAAGACTTCTTTCAGTTGTTAGTTAGAACCGAGAAAAAGATCTTCATAGATTATAACCCTTCTGACACACACCACTGGATATATGATAAAGTACTAACTAGAGATGATTGCACATTCATACAGTCAACCTATTTAGATAACCCTTTCTTACCAGATGAGTTAGTAAAAGAGATTGAAAGACTTCGAGAAACAGATGAAGACTATTGGAAGATCTACGGATTAGGAGAACGTGGTTTTTCAAAAGCTACAGTATTCCCTAAAGTCACGATAATAGGTAAGGTACCAGAGCACGCTAAGTTAATCAGTACAGGATTAGACTTTGGGTATACTAATGATCCCACAGCTATGGTTGAAGTATACGAATACGAGGATAAATTAATCTTTAACGAATTACTATATGAACGAAGACTCACTAACTCTGACATTGCTAACCGAATGGATGTTTTCGGGATTGATCAGCGAAGAGCTGTATTTGCAGACAGTGCAGAGCCTAAATCCATTGAAGAATTATATCGCTTAGGTTATAATGTGAAAGCTTGTGTGAAAGGTAGAGACTCTATAAATATAGGAATTGATCTACTTAAACGATTTAAACTAGAAGTCACATCATCAAGTAGTAACATTATATCTGAGTTCAATAACTATAAGTGGCAAGAAGACAAGAATGGCTATTTACTTAATAAGCCTATAGATAATTATAATCACGCTATAGATGCAATAAGGTACGCTGTCACTATGGTTAAGTCCAAGCCTAATGTAGGTAAGTACAGTTTGAGATAAAGAAAAAATATTTCAAAAAAAATGCACAAAAGTTTTTCAGTTAATCGAGATTGTGTATATTTACATATCTTAAATAACTAAAAACAACTACATTATGACTACATTCAAACTTACACCGACACAAAAAAGAGAGTTACTAGCAGGTATTATAACTCACAAGATAAAACACAACCAAGATATTATTCCTTACGTTGGTAGAAACTTAGGAGACTTTAACTACCTAGATTTATTAGAAGAATTCTACATTGAACCATTTGTATCAAGAGAAATTGCAGATCTTTATTTAGCTTCTAAGTATAAACAACAAGAAGTAGTTCCTCAAAACGGAAGGAAGTACAAATATTTAACAGATATGGAAGGTCAAGTATTTGACTTTTTACTTAAGGATTTAGAACCATGGATCGGAGGAGAAAGTTACTCAATAACAAGTACTGAAGATATTATCAAAGCAACTGGAATTAAAGGAGATAAATTAAGAGGAGTTTTATCTTCATTAACTCAAAAGAATGTTCTAGAGTCTTGGGAAGCAGATGTTACAGAAAAAACTCACTACACTGAAGCAGAAACAGTTTGGGAAACTCATTGGGCATTCGTTAATCAACAAAACTTTTCAACTGAAGATCTAATCAAAAAAGTATCTTAATATGGAGGAGCTAAATGCTCCTTCTTTTTTTTAACTATAAACTAAACACCATGACAAACGTATACGCAATGATCCTAGTAGTTGTCGCAGTAGCAGCAGTTAATATCTACTATTCAAAATATTTCTATGATCACGAGGAGTAAAGAAAGACATGAAAGGTGGTGAAATTGGCAGACACGCCCAACTGTCTCTTGGGTGAAGACAAGAAATAAAGCACTTAGTTGCCTAATCCCTTCGTAGAGGTTCGAGTCCTCTCCTTTCAGCTATTGTTACAATAATGTATATTCTCTATTTATAAATATGAAGCTTACAGTACCTACAGATTTAAGTGAAATTACCTTAGGACAACTGCAAACCTTAAACGATATTGAGGAAGCAGAGTTAGATGCTATTGATAGACAAAAAGAAACTATCATAGCTTTGACAAAGGTTGACAGAGGGACACTTGATAGATTTAGGCTTAGTGACCTAAAGAATGTTTATGATAAGCTCTTATACCTAACTAAAAAGGATGAGAAGCTTGTGAAGTTTGTAGACATAAATAACACTAAGTATGGTTTTCATCCTAATCTATCGAATATCACTACTGGAGAGTTTGCTGACCTAGATACTTTGTGTCAAGATCTAAATAAAAACCTAGACAAAGTAATGGCTATTCTATATAGAGAAGTAACTATAGAAAAGTCAAATAAATATCAAGTAAAACCTTACGATGGTGATTTAGATATTAGAGCAAAGTTGTTTAAAGAGAAGATGCCTGCTAATGTTGTTAATGGAGCTATTGTTTTTTTTTGGAATTTAGGAAGAGACTACTTGAACAATTCTCTAATCTCTTCCAAGGAGGATCAGGAGACGTTAAAGAGCAACAGTTCTCAGAAAAGTGGGGATGGTACCAAATACTGATGGCACTATCTAATAGTGATATATTAAAAGTTGATGAAGTTACTAAAACAGGTATTTACAAATCGTTTACCTATTTAAGTTACATTAAAGATAAAGAAAAACTGAATAAATGAAGACGTTTAAAGCAATAGTTGATCAATTTCAAGTTATATGTGAAGCACATGAGCAAATCGTGTCGTTTACAAACGGAGATATATTCGATGTAGATCTTTCTAATGAGATGGATTTTGCTAAAGCTCATTTAGTAGAGCAATCAGCTACGATAAACAATCGTGACTTTGTATTCACTTTTGATCTATTAGTGATGGATCTAGTTAGTGCTGATGGATCGAATGAAACAGACGTGCTTAGTAACACGTTTTTAATATTATCAGATATTTATAGAGAGTTTAAGAATGGACTTGGTAGACTTAGTGCAGATCAAGTAATAGTATCAGATCAATTTGTCGTAAGTGATAGTATAAGTTGTGATCCATTTACAGATAGATTCGAGAACCTATTAGCTGGCTGGAAAGGATCAATTAGCATTAGAGTTCCAAGTCACAATAACGCATGTAATAGTCCTATATGAGTTTAGAGTTAGAAGCAACAGAGAAAGCGTTAAACAAGTTTGGTAAAGACGTGATCATAAAAGCAGCTACGTACTTGCAAACTAGAAGACGTGGTTATGATACAGGTAGATTATTTAAGTCTTTAGACTATGATCTAGCAGTTGCAGCTAATTCTATAAGCTTAAAAATAAGGATGGAAGAATATGGATTAGCTATCAATGAAGGTAGAAGTCCTAGTAAAGGAAAAGGTGGTGGAGGTCCTTTGTACCCTAAGATCTTGGAATGGGTTAAACGAAAGAACCTAAGACCAAGAAATAGTAAAGGACAATTTACTGCTTGGAGAAATAAAGAACAACAGCAAAGAGGAATAGCTTATGTGATCACTAGAAAGATCCATAGATTTGGTTACAAAGGAACAAAGTTCTTTGATGACGCTTTTGCTCAAAGCTATAAGAAATTACCTAAGCAATTAGAAAAAGCATTTGCTTTAGATTTAGAAAACTTTTTGAATTTTACAATAGACGAAATAAATGGCAACAACGGTAACACAGAGTAATTATTGGATGCTGAAGTTGACAAGTGATACAACACCTGTCTTTAACTTTAAATTCGTAATTGAGGTTTATATTGACAGCGTAAAGCAAATAACCTTAAAACAACCTAAAAACACGAATGGGTCAGCTCACGTTAGCTATGAGAAGATCATGAGAGACTATATTGAAGTAACTCACAAACATTCTAATACTATTACGGGTAACGCAAGCTATGACTCAATTCATTTAATGCCTCAAAATGCTACCGTACAAAGTGGTATTGTAAAAGATTACCCAATGAGTGAGAACACTGGCACTATGAAAAGTGTTACGTTTAAATTCTTTGAAGAATATTCAACCACTTTAACTGGCGTTATATCCAGATCAGCTTCATCTGCTACTGATTTGACTTTAAGGAAGATTAATTTCGCTAATGAGTGGGAAGATCAAATGAATTTTGACACTGATTTATATTGCTTCAATGACGCGAGAGCAGGACTACCTTATTTTTTAACCAAGCTACCTACTAATACGAGTCAAATAAATACAAACACATTTTTTGCTTCTACGATAACAAGTTTAAACGATTACAAAACATTATCATGGCTAAATAGTGATGAGCCTCCTTTTGATACTCAGTATGGTACAATAGCTATAAAGTTTTATGAAGAAGCTCCTAAAACACAAGTAATAAGCAATAGGGGAATACAGACGAACTACGTTGGTCAAATAACGTTTATAAATAATGCTACGAATGGAGGTCATTCTCCTTCATCAGCTACTACCGATAGCGAGTCCTTGATATATTTAGGAGTTGGTGGAGGTAATGTGAAGAACATAGTTTACCCTAGTAGAGGTGGTTACCAAATGGGATCAAATGTAAATTACTACACTGTATTTTATGGTGAGTCAAATATCAACGAGATATTTACAAATAAGAGTGGTGATAATATTAAGCCAGGTGATTTCATTACAATATGGGTAGCAGGAGGAACTATAGACTACACTACTATAGGAGCAGCTGATAACAACCAAGGTACTTCTTTTTTCGCTACCGGAACGCCTAGTGGTACTGGTACATTTAAAAAGACTCATACAGTTTCATTATCACGAACACATTTATTTGAAGTGTCAAGGTGTAACAAGTACGAAGAGTTCAGCTTAGCTTGGAAGAACAAGTTTGGAACATGGGACTATTATATGTTTGATGGCAAAAGTAGTGAGTCAATTGGTTATGATAGGAAAGAATTTGTAGATAAATTACCTGGAACATGGGATGCAGTTAACTTTGACTTAAATTCATACGAAAGAGGTAGAAGGCAAATAGTTGAAGGATCTAAATCAACAACAGTAAGCACTAGGTTTATTACTGAAGATTACAATGACTACTTTAACGAGCTTATGATGAGTAACGAAGTCATACTTTTAACGCCTGTAGATGAAGGTGATGACGGTGTAAAGCAAGTTCCAGTACCAATAAACATAAAAGACAAGTCTATAGAGTATAAGACCACTGTCAATGATAAACTAGTACAATACTCTTTTACTTTCGAATATGCACATAAATTAAAAACACGTAATTAATGAAAGTTCAGTTAATAGCTAATAAAAATGGTGATGCATTTTACTTAGACTTGAATGACGTTAGTATAAAAGCTAATTATTCTACTATAGAAATTCAAGACATAACTAAAAGAAAGTCTGAGAATACTCAAGGCTTTACACTACCCTTTACTAGCACTAATAACAAGTTCTTCTCTCACTTTTACAATGTAAACGCTAGTGGCGATTTTGATGTAAATGCTAGGATAAAAGCTTCAGTTAACGTAGATACAGTTCAAGTAATAGATGGCTACTTGCAACTTATGAGTGTTAATTCTACGACGCAAACTTATGATGTAGTTGTTTTAGGAGAGGTAGCTAATATAGTAAAGTCTCTTGGTATTGAAAACCTCACTGATTTAGACCTATCACAATACAATCATGATTACACTAGAGCTAATGTATATGCTTCTTGGGATGGTGCTACAGTGTATGATAATGGAAGTACTGGAGATGAAATTTTATATCCTATAATAGATTACGGAACTGGATTAGATAAAATTGCAGTTGATGCTACTGATGATAGATTAAGTACTGATAAACTAAAACCAGCTTTTAAGGTACAAACTTTATTCTATAAGATTTTAAATAGCTTAGGATATTCTATAAACTCAAGCTTTTTAGGATCAGACACTTTCTTTACTAAGCAGTATATGACTTTAGCTGGCAAAGTAAAGACTTTAGAAAACGAGCAAACTGACGGTTTTAGAGTATACACCGATACTGGATCTACGAGAGTCTATGATAACAACGTAGACGTAATACCTTTTTTAATAGACAACCCAAGTGTCATATCAGAGGCTTACGATATAAATGGCAACTATAATACGAATGCAGCTGACCCAGATGATAGCTTTTATGACGTGCCTGCTAACGGATATTATAGGTTTAAAGTACTTCTATATTATGCACCAGCAAATGTTCCTACAGGGAACCCTGATACTTATAGATTTAAGTTACATTTAAAGCATTTAAACCCTAGTGGTACTTATGATCTACTAAAACAAGTTACCGTGACTGTGGATAGTAGCGCTGGGGTAGTTGAATTTATAACACCTTCTTTTATTCTTCAAGATACTAAAGAGGTATACTTCTTTTTTGAAGATCTTACAGGAGCTGCTGATTACATAGATATAAATTATGGAAGTTACGTTCAGTTATTGGAAGCACCTGGACAAAAGACAGGAACTACAGTAGATCTTTCTTCAGATAACACTTTACTTCCAAAGGTAAAGCAAGTTGACTTTTTGACTTCTATTATTTCAAGATATAATTTAGTAATAGAAAAAGACAAAGATGATCCAAGCAAATTAAACATTGAACCTGCTCAGGATTACTTTGACTCAGGTACTTCTAAAGATTGGAGTAATAAAATAGATGAGGACAAAAATATAGTCATAAAGCCTACACACGAATTTCAATATGACTCTCTTAATCTAACAGATTTAGAAGACAAAGATTGGATGTGTACTGAGTGGCAAGATACTACTAAAACTAATTACGGATCTTTTCAATTAGATTTTAGCAATGACTTTACGAATGGTAATCCGTTAGAAATAAAGTCTATTTTCTCAGGTTTTCCTACCTTCAATGCTGGAGGTATTAGAATGGCACAATTGTTTAGATGGGATAACGACACAACTCAATTCACCGAGACTAAGCCTAAATTGTTCTATTATTCTGGCAAAAAGAGTTGCCCTCCGTACAGGTTTTACACGGAAACAGGAGCATCAGACTTCGATTATAAACATGAATACCCTTTTTGCTCCACATTTTCAATGACTGGTACTACAATAACCAGTACAGATATAGATATTAGGTTCAAATCTGTTCAATGTTACGGTGAAAGCGCTTTGATTACTACACCTACTCAAAATGATACTTATGCTAAATGTTGGGCAGCTTATATAAACAGCATTTACAACCCAGATGCTAGAATACTTACAGCTAATTTTAAGTTAGATGCAGTAGATATTGCTAACTTTAACTACAACGACAAGATATTCGTTAAAGATTCTTATTACAGAGTAAATAAAATAAAGTCTTACGCTATTGGTAAAGACATTTCGACTCAAGTTGAGTTAATCAAAGTGCTGCAATATAATAGCACTAACCCTGTAATAGGATGTGATCTTAAAGTGAGCTCAGTTGCACCAGATGGAGTAGTATCTTTTATTGATAATGATGATCAAGCAGCTGTAGCAACTAGACCTTGTTGTGAAGGTTTAGGTTACAGGTTTTATCCATCATCTACAAACCCAATATGTGTAGCGTTAACTAGCAATAAAAATGACTCGCAATTACCACCGGTTATTTTGACTGATGAAACTACGGTTACTGTAGGAAATGAAGGTCAAGATGTGGTAATAACTGGAGATTACGTTGTTGGTGATTTGAAAGGAGATGTACTTGCAGAAAATGGTACCGTAGTATTAGACAATGGTACAGATGGTACAGATGCTACTTTTATAGGGGATGTTACAGGAGACTTAACGGGTAATGCAGACACATCAACAAAGATTGCGTCTATCACAAACTCAAATATAGTTCAACTAACGGATACGCAAACTCTTACAAATAAAACTTTAACATCACCAACGTTAACTACTCCAGTTTTAGGTACTCCTTCTAGTGGAGATTTAGCTAATTGTACTTTTCCCACGCTAAACCAAGACACTACAGGTAACGCAGCAACCGCTACAAAGATAGCAAGTATCACGAATTCTAACATAGTTCAATTAACAGATACACAAACGCTTACAAATAAAACGTTAACAGATTGCGAGGCTAACACTCAAACAGTAGGAGATAATACTACTAAAGTAGCTACTACAGCGTTTGTACAGGCAAACTCAGGAAGTGCTACACCAGCAGGTTCAAATACTCATGTACAATATAACAACAACGGGAGTTTTGGTGCTGACTTTGGAATGGCTTACAATAATACTACCTACTCTCTTACTGTAGCTAATAAAGTTAAGGGCACCCTTCTTGAAGGTAATCTTACAGCAATTTCCCTTCTTATTGATGGTGTAACCGCAACATTGCAGCCACTTAATGATTCTAGTTCTAAAGTAGCAACGTGTAGTTTTGTTCAACAAGAAATTACAGACGCTACTGTTACTCCAGGTGGTGTATCATATAGCATTCAGCTAAAAAGTCTTAATGGTAATTTTAGTGGATATTCTCAATTTAAGTTTAATATAGACCAAACTGGTGGTAACCTCTATATGAATGGTCGAGCCACCTTTGGAGATGCTAACAATGGTGCTACTGGTATTTACGCATTTGCTATAGGTACTAATAATAACGCTACCTCGCAAGATGCCTTTGCTTTAGGTGAAAACGCTTTAGCAAGTGGTAGACAATCTATAGCAGGTGGTTATGAGTGCCTTGCACAAGGTTCAGCATCTTTCGCAATAGGAGCTTTAACCTCATCTTACGGAGAAAGGTCTGCTTCATTTGGATCAAACTCTGAAAATTATGGTAAAGATTCAGTAGTTATGGGTCACAATCATACCGCAGCCACAACAAGTGATAGGTCTTTAACTCTTGGGTATGAGAATACAAACAACTCATCTAATAGTTTATTGATGGGTCAAAGCAATACTTTATTGAACCTTTACGCAGGTGGAACATCGGGAGGTGGAACAGGATGCCTTGTAGGTGGGTATAACAACTCTGTACAGATAAACGATGGTATTGTATTTGGTTCTGATTGTGATGCAGGTGTAACAAGTGCAGGATCTA